CCACGGTATCACCTCCTTCGGCCTTTCTTGTGCTTTAACACTTGCGGTGGTTTGTTTTTCTGTCGACGTTTTTGCTCGGCGGCGAGATCCTCGGCCGCCTCTGCGTACTCGACTATAAAATCAATTACTCTTTTCCTTTCGAGCTCTGACGTGCTGGTGTGGAAGGTTCTGGAGTAGTCTCTGATTGCTCGTCTGAGCTGTCTGCCCCTGAGTCTCCCGATCCGATAAAAAAACCTCGGCCGATTTTAGAGAATTTAGTGAGGGACTTACCCTTGATCCTCTCCATGTCCTCGAATGTGTAAGAAGGGTTTACTGCAATGACAGCAGCGAAGCCGATATATAAATGCAGGGAGTAGTCAAGCTCGACAGCTCCCGCAAGGTTTCCACCTTTTGAGCCGCTGGCTTTCATTTTGTGAGCCTCAGCCTGCGCATAGAGTTCGCCGCTGATCTCGTCGGTGTCGTAACTCATTTCAGTAACCTGCACGCCGTTGATAAGCACCGGCTTGTTGAGTGTGATTGTTCCTCTTTCTTCTGTCTGGGTTCTCATGGTTTTGGTTCCTCCTTTTATAGAAAAAGCCGCCGGCGTTCTGCCAGCGGCCATGTTTTACAGTAATTTGTTGATGTCGCTCATATAGTCCTTGCCGTCAATTCTGAGGATCTGGCTCAGTCTGTCGACGAGCAGGTACTCATAACCTCCGACAAAGATCTGCACGCGGTTCGCGGTGTAGGTGAGCTCGTTTTCCGAAGCGGATCCGATTTCTGCGCCGATACCCGGGAGCGCAGTCGGTGGGAATGTTCTGACAAAAGCCTTGCAGCCCTCCGGTGAGGTGGAGCCGTCTGCTTTGACTACGTTCTGCACCCATCTAAATTCAAAGCTGTGCTTGTCGAGCTTTGACATTTTCCCGAGCCCTTTATCCTCGCCGATCTTTGTGATCGAGAGCTCCATATTTTCGAGCAGTCCGACAATAGGTACCGTCATTGTTCCCATTGCGTTGAGGTCTGCTGTCATTTGTGAAATTGCCGGGAGCGTGAAGCTGGTGTCCTTAGCTGTAAGCACACCGCTGTCGTATACGGTGTCAGCAACCACCGCGCCTTTTAAGTCTAACCACATACTTACTCACCTCCTCCAAAATAAGCAGTAAAGCCTTCGTCTGTGTACGATACGCGCGCCGTTCCGCTCTTAAATGGCGGGGTAGGGGTTGCACTAATATCCCAGACAAAGTCGCCGTTCATCCGGTTGCTGGTAGGGTTGGCCGTCTCTAAAAATTCAACGGTAGGATCTCCGATAAGAGCGCCGCGGCCCTTTAACGAGTCGAGTTCCTCCTGTTCGTCAATGAGTATGCTCTGCTGGAGGCTCAGATCCATAGTGCTGTCGATCTGGGTGCCGTGGCGGCGCTGGAAGCCGTTAGTAATATACATAAGCATACGGATATTAACGTCGAAAATGTAGCGCGCAACGCCGTCGGAACCGTACTCGTAGTAGGCTGTGTGAGGTCCCCAGAGCACCCAGAGGCCACCCCAAAATACTGCGGTAGTAATTCCCTTTGAATTGAGTTCGTTGCCGTCCTGCTGATCGAAGCCCTCATTTTCAGAGCTGACTCCAAAATACTGAGCGGTACACATGATCTCTTTATTGGACGGGCTCTCCATTGGAATACTGTCATGACTGTTGTCAACTCGCTGCATTGTGACGGTTGCCTGAGTGCTCAGGTGGTACGCTTTGCCAGCATACTGAACCTGCGGCCAGTAAACCTTCGAAAAACCGTTGTTGTAGCCGTTGCTGTCAGCCCACTCCTCGGCTTTTTTGAGCGTGTCAATGGCAGCCTTTGCCTTGCTGTCGTAAATCGGTAAGTCAGCATTTACGAAAGCGTCCCAGTGGCCGTTTAATTTCTGAACGGCCGAGATCATAGCCTTGTAAACGTCTGGATCTTCACTCCAGAACGGCGCAGCCAGAATGTTGAGCACGGCGTTGAACATGGTGTAGAGCTTGGAGAGAGCCTGCAGTCCGGTCCTCTTGCCGGAGGCTGTAACGCTTCCGATAATGTCGCTCTTGGTTACGAGAGACGGATCCACCTCTGTGAATGAAGCCTCCACCGTGCCGGTGATAGGATCGGCGTCACTCAATGACTCAATGACTACGGCACCTTTGGTATAGTTGTAGTCAAGAGAGTAGTCTGCACCCAGTACCTTGTCGGAGAGTGCAAAGGTGTCAAGGATAATTGTGTCAGTCACATACTCGGCGCGGCCATTCTTGAATGTGAGTTCGACGGTTGTCTTGACGTCTTTCTGGTGGACGGCCGGATCTAATACGTTGATGATATAGATCGGCCCCACGTTTCCGATTGTGTTCGCAAAATGGCAGTCGAACGGCTCGCATAATGTGAACTTGTCCCAGTTGCTCGAGTAGCCGACTGTTGCCTGCGTTTTTGGCATGTTTTCCAGCTTGATCGGTGTGTTAATCAGGCCCTTCTCCTTATAACCTAAAACAAGGTTAATAGGTGCGGTTCCGATGTATGCCACAACGGTGTCAACCTGAACGGCGCTTTTTACTTTATCGTTTCCGATCTCGCCGTAAGCTCCGTGTTGATAGCTCATCTGTAAATCACTCCTTTACAATAATTTTTCATAGTCTGCGGGTATCTTGCGGGCCAGCCCGTGCTCGAGAGTGAACTGCACCCAGCAAAACCAGTACGGGTAATAGCTCACGAGAGCCCCGTCCTCAGTAAATGGGCCGTACTCTATGCCGTTTTCCTTAACGAGCCGCAGCCCCGCAATATACTCAGTGTTCTCGATTGCTTGCAGCACCTTGTCGGTAAAGCTCCAGACGTCCCGCCAGCCCTCGAGGTTTCTTTTGAAATTTTCGCTCGGCTCTCTGCGGTACTTCACGCCGCCGAGCGCCTGCGGATCCTGCTCTGGTACCGCCATTTCGCTGCCATGCTGCCCCGGGTTCCATGTCGCAAGCGCGAGCTGTATCGTCATTTGACCGATGTGCTGCGCCGGTGCGTGCTTGCCCTTTAAGAGCTGCACGCATAGTGAAGGAATGGGTGCCGCAACGTCTGGCGGCTTTCTGTCCTGAGTAGGAATGTACATAGCAAAGGCGGCCGGGTGCGCTGTCTGCACATTGTAGCCGCCGTCGTTTACTTTGTCGTCTGGAACTTTCAGAAGTATGCCGGGGCAGACTTCCTCCTCGAACCATTTGACAATATTGTCAAGATCGCTTGTTATAGCCATAGCGCACCTCCTAGACCATGCGGGTGTGGTGCAGGGCTATCTGGGTGATCCCCATATTTTCAGCCCATGAGTCAACAGTACACTCCCGGCCGTCCACATTCAGCGCGGAGCCCGGAGCTTTTTCACCCTCCAGATCTTCGGTTCTGGCAAATATAAGTGTGTCGGACTCAGCAACGCCCAAAATGTTGCCGTTTTTCATCGTGACAAGCGTGTCGTTGTCGATGATGATCGTTATACTTTTACCCTCGATTTTATGAACTTCTCCGAAGTTCTCGAGCTGTATGAATACAAGATCAATGTCCGACGCTATGAGGTCTTTGAGGCTCTTACTCAACCGGATCCATAGCACCAAAAGCCGGAGGGGCTTCGGTGTCGTCCTCCTCTGTAAAGTAATCGTCGAGCAGCTTGATGACTTCGGCCTTTGTGCGCATATTTTGGGCGTCGAGTCCGTAAGCTCCAGCGAGTGCCTGCAACTCTGTGAGCCTCATTTTGTCGCTGTACTCTGGCTTTTCTGGTTTTTCGTTCTGAGGATCTTCGTCTCCGTCAGCTTCCGGCTCCAGATCCTGCTCTGGTTCCTCTGCTTCCGGTTCTGCCGGATCCTTTGCCGGCTGCTGCTCGGCGCCGGCGGTTTCTGGTTCTGGCTCCAGCTCGGCCTCTGGGATAATTACGTTTGCATATTCAGCAACGCCCTGAGCCACGAGCTCGGCCTCTCTCTCAGGATCGAGAGAGAAGGGCTCGGAGTCTTTGTCTTTGGGTAATATGATCCCGTTCTCTTTATAGCCGTATACTCCGGCGATAATTTTAATCATTTGGCGGCTCCTTTCTTCGCATTTCTTACAGTACGCTCGCAGATACCCACGGATTTTTACTTCTAGGAATTAAGAGCGGGCGGCTTGTGACTTTGATCTCTCTGGACTCGGCCTTTACGTCTGCCGTGTACTTAGGAATACGGCGGCCGGTGTAGGTGTGGAACTCGCCGTCGTCCTGCTCAATCTGGGTAACTGCTCCATAGAGGCCGCGGCCTGCTGCCGGGGCTGTCATAATTACGGTACCAGCCGGGAGATATGGAACGATCTGACCGCTTTCGTCCTCGTAGGTCTCGTCGTAAGTGATAAGTTTTACCATGTGGCCGTCTACGTTCAGGACAGCGAAGCAGCAAGCTCCCTCCGGTAAATTCATAGGCTCGATAGTTCCGAGCATAATGCTGCGGTTGTCGAGGTACTTCTGGATTGTAGGATCCTGCAGCACGATCTTTGAAACTCCTCGGGCCATTACGCACTCAGTAGCAGGGAGCCCGTTCTTTGTGAGCATGTAGATCATTTCAGAAAGATCTCCGTAAATGTCGGCGCCGGTTGCGTTCCATTTTACTGCAGGTGTGTACTTCGCCGGGTTGGCTGCTTCATCGTAGAAGCGGATCTCGTACTCCTCATAGTCTCCGCTGCCGTACTTATCAGCGTAGTGTCTCAGCACATAGCCGTTGTTGAGCATACACTGGGCCGCCATGTACTCCTCGCGCCCTGAGATCATTGTGTCGAACTCTGTCAGGTCTCTGTTGAGGATCTGGGCCTGTCTCTGCTGAGGCGTTACGTTCTGGAAGAGCTGCTCGCCGAACCCTTTCTTGTTGAGATCGTCAATGGTGAGCGGTCTCTGTGGAGCGATAAACGGCGGCACATAACTGAAGGTCTTGTAACCCTCGCGCTCGATAGTGATACCACCCTTTCGAGGCATTACGCAGGGCGCGATCTTCTTGCTGCCGTTTCTATACTCGACGAGGACCTCCTCACCCGGGAAAATGTCCTCAGACACTCCGTTGACCGGTGCGGTAGTAGGGAAGTAGCGATCTCTTAAAAATGTTCTGTGTGTAGGCATTGCCTGAATTGCCGCCAGCATAGTGACGGTTCTGTAAATTAACGGTGTAGGCATTTCGATTGTCCTCCTTTTCTTACATAGCAGAGTCGAGGAAAATGCCACCGTTGCGGAGCGCTGCCTCGTCTGCTTCTGTGATAGTGTAGTCGTCGTCAACGATAAGGGCCTCTCTGTTGAAATGGCCGGATCTGTACGCTGTTGTAAATGCGTCGGCGCTTGTTGCGTCTACCTCGTCGCAGAGAACGCCGAACGGTGTGAGCGTCTCACTTTCTCCGGCTGCTGTGCCGAGAATAACGCATTTTTTTGTTTTGCTGCTCATTGCAACGACTGTGCCGCGCGCGAGAACTCCTTCTCCGCTCGCGATTGTGACGCCCACGGCGTCAACCGGGAACTTGCCGTCAATAAAAAGATTGTCAGTGTCGCAAGCTCCAATTTTCTGATCTGCTCTCATTGTGATACCCTCCTTATTTTGTTGGTGTTGTAGGTGCCGGAACTGCGCCACCGTTAGCGATCATAGCAGCGAGCTGAGCTACCTGAGCGTTTTCGTCGGCTGCCTGATCCTTTGGTGCAGGTGCTCCTGAGTTCGGTGTCGTGCCGACTCCGGCTGCTCCAGAGGCGGTAAAGTCGTCGGCGCTGTTCTGAATGTGCTGAGCTCCGAGCTGGGCCTGCTTTTTCATAGCCTTAAAAGCAAGCTCCTGAGCTGAGCAGGCTGTCGGTCCGTATTTAGCTTCTTTGATAAGCTCAGGATCTCCGACTGTTGCCTCGATCGTCTCGATCTCCTGCAGTCTGGAACGCTCGGCGGTTACGGCTTCGCTTGCTGCTGCCTCGCGGGCTGCGTTCTCAATCTGTGCTACGACGTCAGGGTACTGCTGTCTTAATTCTTCTGGTGTCATTTTGGTGTTACCTCCTTTTGGTTTATTTGTTGAAACGCTCTGAGTCGGAGCTGCTGGCTTCGATGTAGGCGTTTTAACGCTGTTAATAATTGGCACATTGCCCGGGAAATTGCGAAAGCCTTTGAGAGAGTGCAGCACTCCGTTGACGATAATCTCGTCTTTTTCTGAGCTCATGCACATGCTTGTCTCGCAGCCCTCGCGGATCGAAGTGCAAAAACCATTTTCGACAGCCTCGCGGCCGGTGTACCATGTTTCCTTCGCCATGATCTGTCGGATCTTCTCAGTTCCGAGGCCGGTTGCGGCGTCGTATGTTTCTGCTGCGGCCTTGTTGGCCGCTTCGAGTCTCTTGTTTACCTCGAGCAGGGCCTTGTGGTTGTAATTCCCTACAAGCGTGAGCAGGGCCTCGTGTACCATGAAAAGGGCGCCCTCAGCGATTTCACGAGTTTTGCAGCCCATAGCAATGATAGTGGCGGCGCTGGCCGCAATTCCGTCGATAACTGCAACGGTGTCGCCGTTCAGCTCTTTGAGCCGGTTGCAAATTCCGAGCGCGGTGTATAAGTCGCCGCCTACGGAGTTAATTCGCACGGTGATTTTTGCCTTGTCCTTGACCTGAGCCAGATCTTCGAGAAAGCCTTCCGGTGTGATATATAAGCCCTCGACCGGTTCGCCGGTCCACCAGTCTGTCGGTCTCTGGCTCACAACTTCACCGTACATGGTGATCTCGGCCTCCTCGTCGCTTACGTCGACGATGTTCCAGAACTTCTGGGCTGCGCCTGCGGGTGGAGCTGCTGGGCCGTTAAGAACTCGCAGCGGGATTGTTTGCTTTTGCATGTTGCTGATCCTCCTTTAATGAATTTTGAAGTATAAGAGAGGCAATAGCCTGAGTAGCCTCAGCCTGAGCCTCTGGGGTGGTGCCGTTAGCTTCCGCGATCATTTCGTTTTCGCGTTTTAACTGGTTCATGTTGGCTTCCCACTGGCCGCCATTCAAGCGGATCGTACTCTGTTCGTGGGTGCTGTACCCGTGCTGGTTTGCAAGGATCTCGGCGCCGATTTCTTTCGTAGGATCGAGCTGTCCCTGAGACGGTCCGATCCAGTCACTCCCGAGCCATGCTGCACGAATGAGCGGATCATTGAAAAAGCCGGGCGCCTGAATACGTCCGAGAGCTACGGCCTCAGAGAGCCAGATCTCATAAATGGGCTTGCAAAAATCATTAGCAAACCACTCCCGGCGCATTTTGAACGCTTTCCATGCTTCCAGCAGTGCGGCTCTACTTGCTGAGTATGAGGCGTTGAACGATTTCAGGAGCAGATCGGCGGGGATCTCCAGCGCGGCGCCGCATTGTTCGCAGAGTGCTCTAATAAAAGCAGAAAAACCGCTTGCCGGTCTTGTTGGTGCTGCGAACTTGATATCTTCTCCCGGTTTCATTACGTTAATCGTTCCGGGGCCCATTTCGTAATCGTCAGGATCCGAAGGCTCTACCTCTGAGCCGTTTACTTCATTGAACGGCATTTCATCGGCGCCGGTGTCGGTTGTAACAAAAGCCGTGAAAAAGCTCTCGACGAGGGCAGCCATGAGCTCACCCTCCGTGTAGCGCCTCATTTGCAGGAGCGGCTCAATAATCTGCGCCAGATATGTGACGCCTCTGTACTGCTCGGGCCTTTCAGACTCCATAACATGCAGGACATTAGGGAGCCCGGTTTTTTCTCCGTATGCCTCAACTCTGGTCCATTCGGTTTCGGCTGCTGCAATAATGTGCGGGTAGGTATTGCGAAAATAATACGCTTGTATCATTCCGCTGTCGTTAATCTCCACACCGTCAAAGATCCGGTTTCCGTTTTTTGCCTTGCCTTCGGTAGAAAAGCAGTAGTACCCCGAGTTAATCAGCGGTGTGCTGCAACGGTCAGCCTCTACGAGCTGGATCCTGAGAGAATACGGGCACATAGGAGTCGGATCGACTCGCTTAACGAGTCCGAACACATCACCACTCATTAGCCAGCTCATAAGCGCGAGCTGCTGCATGGCGTAATAGTCATTTACTCCGGTAGCGTCGCAGGCGTTTTTCTTTTCGGCCCAGATCTTGAACTCGGCCTCTGTTTTTTCTTGCCACTCTTTTGCAGCTTCCTGAGACATTCCCAGACGTTTGGCGTCTATGCGGCTATTTAATTTCAGGCCGCAGCCTATGACGTTTGTACGGTTGGTCTTAATGGCAGAAGTAGCAACCGGCGCAGCCATATACAGCATACGAGCGCGTTGCCTTAGTGTGTCATTGTTGTGGTCTATATCCCATTGAGGGGAGGAGCTGCTTGCTTTGAAACTTTTCAGCGCCTTTTTCTTCCAGCTTGCGCCGGCCTCTGAATATCCATAGTTTGAAGCTCGCGGGGCTGCCGATCCCGGGCGCGCTTCTGGTGCTGCCGCCTGAGCAGGTGGCCCTTGTGTTTTTCTTGGAGTTACTTGCTGCATGTCTTTCGCCTCCTTACCAGTCGCGAGGGACAACTCCGACGGCCCTGCGCTGTGATTTGTTTTCGAGCGACGCGATCTCGTCCTCCATTTCCTTGATTGCATTGCGGATAGCCGAGAGATCTGTCTGGTATCTGGTGGCGTTTCGTGTTCCTATGCCATAGGACTGAACGCCGCCGCTGAGCATTTCCTCCTCGCGCTTATAATAAAGCTCGAGGCGAGTCTTTAATTTGCTGATTTTTTCAGCCTTTTGTTGCTGTCTCATGGTTCACCTCCTTACCAGTCGTCGTACAGCTTCGAGCCGCTGGAGCGTTTTTTCTTTTCTTTTTTCTCGACGGTTTTCAGCGGTTGTCCTTTGAGGCGCCTTTCTACTGCCGTGAGATCTGGATCCAGTATTCTGAAGGCTGCCATTGCATAGTTGCGGCAGTCAAGAGCCTCGTTGCGGTTGTGCCCCGGCAGCTTCTCCCATTGCCACTTGTCGCCTCGTCTGGTTCGGACGAGTGACAGCTTTTCAGATAGTAAGCCAGAAAAGAAAAGAGAGTCATAACCGCGATCCTCTCCGAGTGGAAAGTGGCAGTATTTGGCTCCCTTTTCTTGCACCTTAATGGCGTTCATTATTTTACTTTTTCCGGCGTCTACTCCCAGAGTGTAGAGCCAGCACTTGCCGATCAGTTTACCGTCTATGACGATCTTCACCTTTGAAGGCGGGGCGGTGTATGGTATGCCGTCGCCGCCTTTTCCTTTTATGGCAAAAACGCGCTTGTTTTGTCTGGCCTTGCACTCGGCGTATACCTCCTGCGTAAAGTGGCCGCCGGAGTCCACGCATGTGAATGATACCTTCAGGCCCTTGCCATTCTTGAAGCGGTAAACATGGTCGATCACATCGTCGAGTCGAGCCCATACCTCTGAGGTATCAGGCCGGCCGTTGATAATTCCCTTTTTTATGCCCCACGTTTCGCCGTAGAGTCCATGCCCGACCACTTCATACTCGAGGCGGTTGTCCTGAGTGTCAACTCCGACGGTCAGCACCAGAACGTCGTCAGGGAGCTCGGCGTCGTATTGTTCGCGCCGGCTGAGCATTGCGTCCTCGTCCTCTAAATCTCCGCGATCCTCCCACAACTCACCGAGCAGGGTGTTGAATACAACCTTCAATTTTTCAGGATCGCCCTGAGCTTCGAGGAACTTCGTGACGATTTTCTCCCACGGAGTCCACGGAGATGAAAAAGCGTTAAGCCAGAAAGAGCGGTGCCCTTTTAGGTAAGCGTCCGGGTTCTCGGCAATCCATTTCGCCGGCTGCTTTTTCATGGTTGCTTCTGTCTGAATACAGCCGCAGCTCGGGCACACCCACGTTATCGACTTGACCTTGTAGGCCTTTTTATTTCGCACCTTTTTGACTTCGTGCTCAAAGTGAATATTGTCAAAAACAATATTGTGATACTCCCCGCAATCCGGGCACTTATGGCACCAGCGCTCCTGAGTACCGGCAAAAAAACCGTTTTCAATGTTGCTGGCGCCTTTAATTGTCGGAGTCGATACCTCGATCGACTTCGCATTGTAGAAGGTCGTCTGTCTTGCCTCTGCCAGAGCCCACGGATCGCCCTCAGTTCCTGCGCTGGACGCCCAGCGGTCGCGCTCGTCTCCGATGATATAGCGGGCCGGAGTAGAAGCGAGAGCGCTCGGACTGTTGGATCCGGTGATCGTCAACATGCCGCCCGGGAAAGATTTCTGCAAAATTGTATTGCCGGAGTCTCTCGTTTTGACGTCTGAGACCTTTTTCCTCAGTGGTTTCGAGTCTCTTATCATTGGAGCGATACGCAAGCGCGAGAACTTTCGGGCGTCGTCGAGAGTAGGCTGCACATAAATCGTAGATCCCGGATCCTGATCTATTATGTAGCCGATTATATTGAGCTCTACCTCAGATTTTCCAACCTGAGAGGCAGCTACAACGGTTAGCTTGTTGACTTTCGGATCTGTAAAGGCGTCCATTATGTCAACAAGGTACGGTGTTCGCTCATTCCTCCACGGGCCTGCCTCTGCTGAGCTTTCAGGAGATAAGCGGCGGTTTTTCTCAGCCCACTGGGACACTGTGAGGCGCTCGGGTGGTTTGAAATTCTTAACAGCTCGAACGAACGTATTGTTTAAGCTGTCAATTTCATTCTGCCTGCTCATCGTCCTCGATCATAGCCCAGCCCTGCCGATCCTTTACCCGCTTTTTATACTCCTCTGGATCGTAGTGGTACTGGGAGAGTGACAGAAGGATCTCGTTTACCTCCTCTTGTATTCTGGCAGAAGTTTCGGCCGGACTTGCAAGCTCCGCGGTATCAACCGCAAGCCGTCCCGGCATAGCCATTAACATGCTGCGGATATTAAAAACGAGGTCCGTCGTGATAGCTTCGACGTCCTCAGCTCTGTGCATGGTTCCTTCGAGTTCGGCGAGCTGGAGCTCTGCGACTCTGGCCTTTGCGCTTTTTATATCTACCTCAGCCTGCAGCTTGTCGGTCTCCAGCTTATCGTTTTGAGCTGACGCTTTGCGATCGAGCTGCGTGCGCAGGTATCTGATGTAGTCCTTTGTTGCTTCGCCGACATTGTACCGGCGGCCGGCCGGCGTGTCGTGAGTTTTCAGGACTCCGTCTTGTGTGAGCTGTTGGATCCTCCGGGCGGTCAGCTCAAACAGTTCGGCCATTTTTGTTGTCGGCCAGTAGCCCGGAGTCTCGGCCGGTTTTTCTTTTCGTGGTGTTGCCATGCCTTGCCTCCTTCCCGGCGTAACGAAACGGCCTAAAATTTTTCTATGAGTCTAGCAAGTTTTTGGGCTCGCAAGCACCGCAGGGAAAAATTAAGCTCGAAAGGACCCGTGAAAATTTTTTTATTTTCTTTTGCCGGGTGCCCGGCGTTCGTGTTCTTTTTTTCGCTTGCGTTTCTCTGCGGTGTTGGTGCGCCGACTCGGCGCGCGAGTGGTGACTTGCCTCGGCTTGCCCGGGCCTGCTGCCGGGGCTGCGCCTCTGGTGTGGCGTGGCCTTTGGGCGTGGTCCATGTCCGGGCCAGCTTGCCGCGCCTGATGTGGTGGCTCAGTCTTAGAGTGCTGAGCATATAGAAAGAGGCCAGCCGCTCGCATGGTGTGGAGTTGTGGCCTCTGGTTCTCTGGTGGTGTATGGTGCCCGTGTGGCTGCGTGTGTGCCCCGTAGAGCTCACCCCTGAGCTTTGGCGAGCATTTGCTTGACGTGGTTCTCCAGTCGCTTGCTGAGGCCCTCGTCAATGTTCTGCTGTATGAGTGGCTGCACCTTTTCGTTTTCAATCATCTGCGGCACACTCAATGTCTTTATGCTCTTGATAGGGTAGCGGCTTTCACTTTCCCTCTGGAATGGTATCTGTGTAGAGCCCTCACCTCCTGAGCTGGCAAGGAATACGCCGGCCGGCAGGTTCTTCCGCTGGCCCTTGAATACTTCCTGACTTACTCGGTATGGCTTCGGCTTCCGCTGGGTGGGCTTCATTTTGAAATGCGTCGGAGTCAGGACTCGGCCCTTGTATGTTAATACAACGGACTCGACGAGGTTGCCCTCGACTTTGAGCTGGCCGCCGCCTTTTCCTTTGCCGTCAAGCGCCGCCTTTACGTCAGCCTTCTTGATAGCGTAAACCTCGCACACGGCAACAGATACCCACGCCTGCGCTCGGCTCTTTGCGTCTGAGGTGCATTTCTTTATTACCTTTTCAGCGTCTACCCCTGCAATATTGTCCAGCGTTTTGACGAGCTCCTCATAATTTGACAGCATACAAGTGGTTGTTCCTCTGGTGGCTGCCATGTGCGATCGCCTCCTCTCAGCCTGAAAACGGCAGCAAAAAACCGCCCGATTTTCTCGCGCGGTTTCTTTACCCATTTATTGCATTGTAAGAATTATAACACGGCTCAATTTCAAAGTAAATTGCATCTTTTTTGCACCGGTAAATTGCACGCTCAGCCTGCTGCCGGCGGCGGCTAATCAATGGCAGCCGGGCC